ATTTCAGTGTCATCTGACCAATCTGTAGACGGCCAGCATTAATCGCCACCTTCGCGCCACTCTCAGTTCCCCTCATAATGAAGGTAGAGAACTTATAACGAAGGGTGTACTGCTGCCCGATTACCATCAACGTGGATGAATGATCACCACTAATGACAACATCAGTCCCACTCTGGCTCACCACTGGAAGCACACGGCCTTCAGGGGAGGTGGCATCACCTGCACGTACAGAGACAGCCATGGTTGAACCCGTGGCTACAGTGTATGGCAGGGTGATTGTGGTCTGATTTGCACCTGCGTCATAAGCCACAGTACATTCAGATTCATACACCTTACGATCTACGAGGTATGCATAGGCTGAGTCAGTATCAGTCTGCCCAAGTTCAATATTAAGGCTCTCAAGGTACACACCATCACTACGCTCAATCACTAGGTACAAGGTTGTACGGATGAACTCAGCAGCAAGGATGTTGACGTTGGTTTCCTCTAGTTTCCACTTAGACCAACTGGACTGAAGCTTCTCGTTTCCTGACCAGTAGTACTTGTATACGAACATCGTATCCGGGGCATCACGGCTGAGTGCAACCAGGATTTCCTCGTTGTCAGCAGCGGTGAACTGGAAGACGTTCTTAGGGATATACTTAGGTACATGTGAGGTCACGTCAGCAGCATCTTTCACTGCTGTAGTTTTATCCACCACATACTCACGTACACCCGTCCAAGAGCCTTTAGGGGATGCGAAGTAGACGTTGTTACCAGAGGCAATAGGCTTAGTGACGGTCTCTACTTGGAACTCTGTAGTCTGTTCAATCTCAACCGTATTAGGCGTGAGAATCTTCTCATTACCCATTCGGAACTGGGTCAACTCAGAGAACAGGAGTAGTTGCTCATCGTAAGGTACTGCGTGTTTCAGCAGTGACACCTTGTTATGTGCAGCCGCGACATCGATGGGGCCATCATCAAGAACAGTGGTCACAGTAGGTTGCCAGAAGTTCTCAAACTTACCAGCACGTGACATAATAACGTTCTCATCAGCCAGTACACCAAAGCGGTTCCTGTAGAAGAACACATCTTCAATGGTATTCCCTATGAACGATGGTGTTGGGTTAGATGTATCATCACCTACCGTGCGATCTGCCCAAGTCTGTTGTTTAAATGTGAACGTACCGTCAGCTTCACGTACCATGATGTGAGGCATCGTGGTTGGGTCCAGTTTGTAGGTTATTCCACCCTTTACCGTTTCCACCCAAACACCATTACCATTATCATCATTCTGCTTATCAAATTTGACGTAGTAGTTATCAAATGCAGACTGATCATCTCCAGCAATCTCTGCATCGAACCCATCAGGTCCATGCTGTGGCAGGTCTTTAAACTGTTGAACAGCTTCCTTAACACCAATCATCCCGGTGCCACCTTGGCCATCCTCAGTTGCCACAGAGAACTCACGCCCATCTACATACTTGATATGCAGAGCGTCCTGATAACGTGCCACGTACAGTTCTGGGAAGGTGGCTAGAACAGTCTCAAGCTGTGAGGCAATGTAGACCGTATCAAGGCTTGAGGTGTGGGCAGCAGTGGAACCATCTGGTGTGGTGTAGGTAACAGCACGGGTTGTACCTGAGTCAGGCGTAACGGTTACCTTGAAGGTTCTGCCGTAGTCTGACTTCTTTACCCAGACGATTGCTTCAGGGTCACGCACTGTTGTGAGGTCTGGTAGTACTGCTGTGGTGGTGGATGAGTTCACTAGGAACGTAAAGTCAGCCACAGTGACAGCACGTAGTACAGCTTTAGGGTCTGTAGCTTTGATGTAGTTGGTGTTGTTAGATAGGACATCAGCATCAATCGTGCCTGTGGTGTAGGCTGACAACCGTGCCCGGATGTACTCACCAGAGGTCCAAGCCACAGTTGCACTGGTGTCTGCCGTATCGGTACGCACAAGGGTCTCTTCCCCAGCGAAAGCACCTGTGGCAGACTTCTCCCACAACACGGTAGCTGTGGTGATACCTGTGGTGACCAAGGTGACCGTAGTCACGGTAGCTGGGAGTGTTATTTGATAACCATCACTGGTCTCAGTTGCCACAGCATCAACAATAAGGTTCTTCGTCATCTCTTCAAAGTTGACCGTTACAGGCGCACCAGTGAACAGGTCGAACACCTCAACATCACCATCACTGAATATCGCTGAGTACTTCTCAGTGTCATCTCTGTTCATGGTATGTAGGAAGGCATTAGATCGTGATGTGGTTGCAAGTTTTGCTAGGTGTTTAGTTGATGGACGTTGTGTTAATCCCTCAACCACAGACGAGTAACCATTCACCTGTGATTCAGCTTGGTTGGGGAGCCGTAAGACAAAAGGCTGTTGGCTCACCCCATTGATCATGTTTGGGATGGTCCCTGTTACGAGGGTTCCTTTTAGGGAAGCCATTAGAGAATCTTCCCTCTGGACTGCCGATCAATCGTGCGGAACGTACTTCTATTTCCAACCAGGACATTACCTTTCATGGTCTTACCTTCAGCCTTCTTCAGCATGGCCTTGGCCGTAGACTCATCAGCACGTGTGAACGAGTCGATGATCTGTGAACCAATACGTCCATCAGCGAACAGGCGACCTGCGCGGGTGTAGATATAGACACGGGCGACTTCAGGGATATCTTCAAAGTCCAATAGCCATACGATGTCTGCTTTGAGTGGTTTTGTGAATACGAAGGTGTGGTTGATACGATCCCAGAAGAACTCACCACGTTTGATTATGTCCGTATTAATGTAAGTACCTACAGTGTCCACCTGAAGCATCGTACCGACAGCAGCAATCTTCCCTGTGGTTGCATCAGGTGTCAGCGTGTAGGACTTATCAGTATTCCAATGGTATCCACGTGACTGAACCTCACGGTTAACACGATCAAGTGTCTGGATGGCCACTGAGGTATCCAAAGACCCGCTCCCAGTGAGATTGTTCACAGGTGCTTGTCCTATTGCCGCCAACATTGCGTTGATGGCTTCTAGTTTTGTAGTTGGTGCAAGAGTTGCCATGAGGTTCCTATTAAATGCAAAAAATGGGGGCCACCTCATTTAAGAGATAGCCCCCATTAAGAGAGAGATTATGCAGGAGTCGCGGTACGAATCCATACAGCTGCGTCAGGCTTCAATACACCATGACCACAAGCGTACTTGGAAACCATGAGCGTACCTTGGCGACGAATGTCGTACTCAGATTCGCTCGACAGGTCCATCAGCTTGACCGTACCAATAGACGACTTGTGCATGACAAGTGCGAGACCGTTACGTGCATCAACTGCTTGGGCGGTAGCATCGCCACCAGCTTCGACACCCGTGGTAATATTGGTGGTCGGAAGTTGGTTGGTTTTGACGATATCAATACCAGCGACGTTATATACTTTACCGGATGCGGTAGAACCGTTACCGGAGTTACCATAATCAACGTTGATCAGCTTGGAACTCGAATTGACCAGCAAGTAGTACTGGGCTGGCTTCAAGAATACCGTGCGATCCGACTCAGGAACGTTCTTCTCATCCAATGCCTGTGCGGCATCAAAGATGGATTGAATGAGCGAGTCAGCACTGGTGTCACCATCAGCGTCCGTAACAACTTCACCAGCGTTACCAGCCGTGGTCAGCGTTGCCGTCGAAAGGGCAGCTTTGACACCGGTAGCAAGGATGTGGCGGTCCATCTGGTTCGACAATGCCATACCCAACTCTTTCGAGTAGTGGCTACGAACACCATAGTGGTTCATGGCCTCATCGATGTTGGAGATGAACACGCTCGACAACAGAAGGTCGTTGATCGTGATCACACGTTCAGCGTGGTCGATGGCAGTGCCTACGATCTCAGCGCCGGGAGTGTGATATGCGGCAGAGGTTTTACCCATAATCGGGAACTGAGCCGATTTACCGCTGGAAATGGTACGCACCATCGTGCGGTTGAGTGCAACGTTGTTAATGGCAAATTCAGCCATAACTTCGCCACTAAATACTTTCAGGAATAGTGCTTGATCGTCACCAGCCAGATTGCTCTGGCCGACACGAGAAACGGTAGCATTAGACATATTAAATTACCTTGTGAGTTAAAGGAGAGTTAGCTTCCTTCGTTCACAACACGGCACATCCGGGTGTCCTAAGATCACCTACGCATAGGAAATCAGTCGGGCCTTCGATTCGGGTGTGATGTGGAAGTTAGATGCCGAATAAGGATTCAGCGCATCATGGTCACAAGGGTAGGTAAGGCCCCCCGCCGTAGTGAAAGGAGATAAAGCTACGGCAGGGGGCAATGCTCACCGGAGCGCGGTTTAACGCGCCTCTACAGTGAGTGTTCCTATAGGTGGCATTAATTAAATGTTGGAACGTCCCAACTTCATGCTCACCTTGTTTCGATATGCTGAGTCATTCTTGTAACGTGGGTCTGACATGTCAGCCGTTACCTGTGCCCAGCTTTCGTACACAGCCCCATCAGTCGATGTATTGTTACCGCCTGTCAGGGTTGGTTCGTTACCTTCAGATGCATCATAACGTGCCTTCAGACCTGCGATAGCTAGGCGTGAAGAGTTAAGGTCACCTGCGTCGATGGTTGCGTTGAAGGCATCAATCTCACCTTCAGCAAAGTTCTCAGCAGCCCAAGATAACATCCCTTGGTATGCCTCTTCGCCACCAGCAGTTTCCATCATGGAGTTGTAGACTTGTGCGCCTACAGCCTGTTGACCAGCAATGAACTGATCCACCATGTCTTTAGGGATACCAGCCTTTTCCAAGGCCTCATACGTACCCTCAGACAACTCACCCTTCTCAGCAAACTCATTACTGTAAGAGTCAAAGTCTAACCCAGCGGCCTCAACAGCTTCCTTGGCTGCATCAACATCAGGGTTCTCTGCATCTGGCTTCTCAATCTTAGCAGACTTGTCAGCTTCATCTGGCGGTGTATCGGTAGAAGGTTCGTCAGCTTTATCCTGGTTACCTAATTTCTTTTGTAACTCAGCGTAGCCCTTCTCCAACTCTTCAACACTGCCGTACTTACCAGCAAACTTAGGTGCCTCTTCAGGCGCGGCTGGTGGTGCGGCATCAGGGTCACCTGCATTATCAACAAGTGCTGCCATTGCTGCATCGTGGCCTTCGGGAGGGGTTTGGGCTGTATCGGGAGAATCGATGATTACTTTATCAACCATAGTTTATTGCGTTCCTTCAGGGGGATTCATACCACCCATTTGTTTCATGGCTTCAGGGCCTAGCTTACCTGCCAGTTCCATCATCTGGTTGTTACCCTGTTGCTTCTGTTGTTCCTCTTTAGCCATAGCCTGTTCATTCTGGATGGTATCTTCATCCTTAATAAGGCCCTTATCATCAATGCCACGTGCGGTAGCTAGGCGTGACAACAGGTCACCAACGTTCAACCGTTGCATAACTGTAGGGTCAGCCTGTGCTAGACCAACGAGGTCTTTGACGAATGCTTGTAAGGTCTGCAAATCCTGACCACGGCCAAGTGCTTCAAGGCCCGTGATGATGGTAGGCTGTACAGCTTCTTTAGGAAGGGCAGGGACTTTACCTGCTTTCTGTAAGCGCCACATCAGGATGTTCACCAGTGGCAACTGGAAGTCTTGAGATAGGAGACCATAGAGGCCACCCAAGGCATCATCCAGTTCAGATGCTAAGAGGTTCCACTCAGTCGCGGTAACACGTTCACCATTACGTTGGATCGATGAGCGCATCAGGAAGGCTTCAGCTAGGCGTTCCTCTAGGCGTTGAATAGCACGTTCAGCCACGCCCATGTCTGCATGTTTCTGTACCTGAAGGGCTGACACCTCATTGGCGTTACCTTCAACTACATCACCATTCTCTGCCTCTGAGATTGTCTCTTGGTCAGTTGAACCATTAGGGTCCACCAAGAACAACACACGGGCTGAGATTGCTGCACCTTCGACTACGGCTTGCATGAGACCATCAAGTGACTTCAGGTCACCTAGGTATTCCTCAACGAAACCCCGTCCATAATCTTCACCGTCAATACGGGTGTAACGTAGGGCCAACCAAGGAACACGGTCCAATGGGTACGTACCCTCAGAGCCTTTAATGGTGATACCTTTGATCTCTTGGTGTACTTTCCAACGCTTACCCACAACTCGTACATACGTGTACATGTCCACAGTCTTATCTGGGGATTCATCTGTGGTATCATTTTCCATTGTCTTCTTAACATCATCTGGAACCTGATCTGGGGAGATTGACTCACGCACCACGATCTCACGTAGGTTACCCATTGGGTCACGCTTGACTACGTATTGGGAAAGCTTGAATACCCGCATCCCACCTTCTTTAGGGAGATACAATAGACTGTTACCACCAACGATCAGGTGCTTTAGGCATTCAAATAAGGGTACGCGAAGAGCATCACGTTCAACCTTGGTTTGGACTGCACGTTCAATAGAACCAAGTGCAGCTTCAACTTTAGCCCTAGCACCTTTCTCCTTTGCAAGTTCATCAAGTGTGAAGTCATCAATGGAGTGGCGAAAGAAGGATTGATTCGGTGGGAGCAAAGCCATCAGCAACTTACCACTGAGGTTATTAACTCCCTTGGAACCCACACTTTGATATGGGGTGTCTAGGTTTGTGGCACCATTCGATCCTGACGGGGGGATCAATGCTGGTAATGTTAATTCAGAAGCCTCACGTGCCCGTGATAAATACGGTTCACGTACAGTCTCAAGGTTCGCATAACGCTGTTCCCCAAGTCCTTTACCGTTGGCTTCGGCTCCCACCTCATCCATTAATTAGTGGAGCCAGTTGAGGTGGTAGCACCACCGGGAACATTGAGGCCAGCACCTTCGGTCATGCCCCCTACGTTCTTATCAATTTTCAGTTTCTTAATACCCTGCTTCTTTGTGTTCAGGGCATCACCTTCCACGCCTACCGTATCCTCGTTCAACACTGGTGCTTCAGGAACTGAAACTGCTGGTGCTGCAACAGGTGGGGCAGGGGTGGGCGCAGGTGCGGGAGCGCGTGACATGCACATGTTTATTTTACCTCTAGAAGATTTTCGGATTGAGATTTCGATATCGATTTCAGTCGCCGCACCACATCGACTTGCCCAGCCTTGAAACACTTCTCATCATTCGATAAGTCGTACTTAGGCATGACATCAGGGAACACCTTTTCGAGGTATTTGATGATTTCTGGGTCAATGAATGGGGGTGGTGGCTTCCTAGAGGTGGCACTATTTGTGCGAGTTTCGGGCACGATTCACCTTCTTTGATTGGATTCTGAGGTTAGATGTAGAGTTATTTCGTGGATTTCGATCTCTATGGTCCACATCCTTACCTTTTAAGGCTGCTTTCCCATGTTTCTTGATCATCAGCTTTCTAGCTGTCCCACGTGCATTTCGCCTCTTAATCTGTTCAGGTTTAGCGTGGTAGTCCCGGTACTCTTTCTTGTAGTCACGCTTCCGGTTCGACATTGAGATCATCTTCGTAAAAGAAGAAATCCTTCTTGCCGTCAGTTGCCCGCATCAGTGGGACGTTATTAGCATCCAACTCGTAGCGAACAACCGTGTACTGCTTTTTGTATAGGGTAAACTTATTGCCCACACTCATGGGGCCTTTAGCATCTTTAAAAGCTTTAATACGCATGTTAATCCTATAGGTTTGTTATTGGTTACCTATAGGTGGCGTTATTCGTTTTTATGGATCACTCTTCACGGTAGTGGAATTTTATTTCAGGAACTTTACGGTTATCTAGATATTCCTTGGCGCGGTAAATGTTCAGCTTCAGGTGCATATCTTCTGCATACCGTTCAGCAGCATCTAGTTCGTGTTGGAGTCTTTCAATCTCAGTGGCTGCTTCCTGTCGCTGGTTCACACACTCTTGCGGATGCTTGAGTGGGCTACGTAGCCGTTCAATAAGTGTCATTAGATAACCGTCCAATCCATGGTGCTTCTTAATGTGTGCCGTTGATCCTCAAGCATCTGAAGGGATATTCGACCTACCCCCGTCTCGCATACTTGAAGATTTACCTTGGCTCTTTGTATTGCCCTATGAAGCTGGACAAGCTTACGGAACTTCTGTTCTTCAACAGTCATCACACTCCTTTACTGGTCTTAGAAAATGGTCGGGCTTTGATAGACCAGCTCCCCCGAATCCTGGTGGTCCCTAGGCGCGACCTAGGTTTTCCTCGCTGTCTGGTTCAGGTGGTAATTCACGCCAATGTGTTACGGGTGAACCTACCTTGTGTCCTGCTGTGTAGTTCCAGACTTTCCTTTGGTGGAAACCCGTGAAGACCGCACCGGGACCACCAAGGTACATCAAGACTGTACGCTCAGTGTCTGGTGGGTCTTCACCTAAGTTCCACTTACTCACACGTTTTGGTCCCTGTATCAGGGTCAATGAAACATGCTTCTACTTTTGGTTCGTCGTTGGAGTTCAGGATGCCGAAGCGTTTACCTGATGCCCGGAATGTAGTGCAGCCTTTGGCACCACCTTTCCAAGCATCCACGTACACCTGCTTGAACTCTTCCCACGTAACATCAGCAGCAACGTTGCAGGTCTTAGAGACTGCGCTGTCTACGTACTTGTTCGTGGCTAGGAGTACAGCAAGGTGATCCTGTACAGAGATGTCATCAGCACGTTTACCGTACACACCAAACTTAGATACACCATAGTCCTCAATCTCCACCACAGTAGGTCCATCTTCTGTTTGGATGGTTCTGTTGGTGCTGTATGCGAACACAGGCTCAATACCTGAAGACACATAGTCTGCACATAAGGAGATCGTGCCTGTGGGGGCAATAGAGATCAGGTGTGAGTTACGGATGCCATTCACGAATATCTTCTGGCGTATGGTAAGTGGCAGGGTCGCAGTGAAACCACCCTCACAATAGTCTAAGCGTTCAAACATAGGGAATGGACCCTTCTCAATCGCTAGATCGACAGACGCTTGGTAGCAATAGTTACGTAGGGTCTGCATGATCTTTTCAGTTTCAGCGATGAAGTCAGGTGAACCATAAGTGAAACCTAAAGCTTCAACCGTATTGGCAAGGCCTGTAATACCTAGGCCCATCCTACGCTTCGCTTTAGCTTCCGCTTCCTGTTCAGGCAGAGGGTAGATAGCTGCATCGACCACGTTGTCCATCATGCGAACAACCTGTGGAATATCCTCAACGAACTTAGGGTAATCAAACACACGCCGAAGGGAGCCACTAGGGTTCCGCTCCACAGTGATATACTTAGTCAGGTTAAAGGAACCCAACAGGCAAGCACCGTGAGGTGGTAGTGGTTGTTCAGCGCATGGGTTAGTCGCAACGATGTCTTCACAGTACCAGAGGTTATTCATCTGGTTGATACGATCTAGGAAGAGTACCCCCGGTTCAGCCCAATCATACGTGGATCGCATGATCTCATCCCATAGGATACGGGCGTTTACGGTCTCATAGACTTTACCACCCCAACGGAGATCGAAATCCCCATCAGCCAGTACGGCTTCCATGAACTCATCAGTTATGCCCACAGAGATATTAAAGGCTGTGAGGCTCGTACCGTTTTGCTTACATCGTATGAATTCACCAATGTCCGGGTGGTCGCACCTGAGGACACCCATTTGGGCACCTCTTCGGTTACCAGCGGAACTGATGGTTTTGCAACCTGCATCGAAGATTTGCATGAAGGACACAGGGCCGCTGCTTGGTGATCCAAGGGATTTGATATGGTCACCTTTAGGTCGAAGTGTAGAGAAGTCATATCCAATACCCCCGCCCATACGCATAGTCTGCATGGACTCTTTGTGTGCATCACAAATTCCATCAACACTGTCGGGGATGGTCATTGAGACAAAGCAGTTGTACGGAGTGGTTTTACGGGGGGCACCAATGGCGGCTTGTACTCTTCCCCCCGGCATGAACCGCATGTCCAACAGGATGTCTTTCAAGGCTATACGATGTTCTTCTGTGTCCTTGAGTTCACCTGCAATGCGGCACATGGCCTCATAGAAGCTTTCGTTAGGTAGTCGGTATTTACTGGCGTGGGTCTGTTCTGAGATCGCTAGGGTAGGGCCGTACTTGTTAGCGATCATCACCACTCCCGTTAATGACGCCACGCTCCATGCGTGACTTGAGTTTATCTAGGTTACGTTGGGCGCAGTGGCTCATTGAGATGTTGAGGTCGAACAACAGGGCAGCACAGCCCCACAGGATGTCACCCACTTCATCAGCAATGGCTTCGATCTCGTCATCCTCAAGGATGTCATGGACACTGGCAGTGAGGATGCCCTTCCGCATAAGCTTCTGGACTTTGTTCTGCATCTCCCCAGCTTCAGCACCTACAAGCATGGCGGGGTAGAGGATTTCCATATCTTCAGGGTAGATGGCAGTCTCAATAGCTGCCGTTTGATAATCATTGAGGTCCATTAGTATCACCATATTCAAGTTGGATAAGTAGATCGATGCAGTGCTTTGCCTTCTCCAAGTCCTCACGCCCGTTCTTGTTACGAAAGCGGGAGATGTACTTGATGATGGTGTGCTGGCATGGGTCTAGTTTGTTAGCGAAGGAGTATTCAATAGGCTGGATGGCCATGGTCTTGTAGTGGTCACCACCTTCTTGGGTGGCGAGTGCTGACACATCTACAACATCACGATCCTTCGACACCCAACGTGTTGGCGCATCACCAGAGAAACTACAGGCCCCACAATGAGGCCCATTTAAATCTTCTCTCTGGTATTTACAGTTCTCACATCGTCTCACTGTTGGGGTTTCCACAGGATCACTTCCTTCTTTTTAAAGTCATAGTCACATGAGCGGAGAATACGGGCACACCGTGCTTGAACGAGTGCTTCCTCTTCGGAGAACCCTGCCTTGTCATAGGCTTCCACAACCTTTGGCCAGTAGGGACCAGAGGTTAGGATTTTCTCTGCTTTCACTGGGCCAACACCGGGGCAACCTTTGTAGCCATCAGTGGCATCACCAGTTAGCGTCTGGTACATGTGCCAGTAGTCAGCCTCTTCTTCAGAGATGTCCAAGATGCCTTCATCCACACGGTGTACGAACTTTCCTGGTATTGTCTTCATGTCCTTATCAATGGACACGATGATCTTCTCACCTTTGAAGATGTTGCTTGTGGATAGGATGCCAAGGACATCATCACCCTCAAGGCCGGGACGTTTGTACGTGGTGTAGGTATCTTCGATGTATTGCTTCACAGCCTTCAGAGCCAGAGGACGCTTAACGTTCTTCCGGTTCGACTTATAGGTGTCTAATACATCCATACGGAAGTTATGCTCATCCGTTAGAGCGAAGACCATATCATCAGGCTCAAACTTCTCCTTTAATTCTGTGATCTGGTCTTCAAGGTGATCGATGGCATCATCAACTTCGACATGCCATGTCATGTAACCATCACCCCAATCAATCGCCTGTTCTACAGCAGCGGCTGCTTTGAAGGCATTAATGTCGGAGTCAATTAGAAGTGTTCGCATCTCTCAACAATCCTTCAATCTTGTGTTTGTGGTCCCGTAGAACGAGGTCATATTCAATCCGCTCTTCTTCACTGGCCTTACGCATAGAGGTCATCTGATGGAGAAGCTGTTCGTAGTTTGAACCAGCCTTCTCAATCACACGGTTGATACGCTTCTCGACACTGAAGTCAGTCATGTAGTCCCAGCAGTGCTGGATTCCCGTCTTCAGCATGTGGTGGAATACTATGAGAACAATGATGATGACCCACTGCGCGATGTCGCTTACGATCATCCAGATCATGTGATGTTCTCCAATTGCCAGAGAGCCTGAAGTCCACGTGGGGTCACACGAATAGTGCGACCATAGGTGAACTCCCCATCACGTGTTGTGAGTAGGCCCTCAGATAAACCAATAGCGATATGCAGTGCCTCAAGCCGTGCGAAGTCACCCTGCACAGAGACAGGGTTTTTCCACACATGCTCCAATACCTCAGTGAGTTTCGGCCCAAGTTCGCCCAGACGAATAATCTGCGGTGAGTGGACATCGAAATCTAAAGTGGGTTCCAGTGTCTTCTGCGGCTCTACGACATATTTCTCCGACAACATCTTCGTTTCCTTTCTTTACAGCGATTTGAACTTCATCGTGAATCCATGCACAGAATGCGTAGTCACCATCCCATCCATGAACCAAGCCTTGTTCTTGAAGATATTGTTCAACCAAGGTGATCCACTTCTTACAAAGCAGGGCACCACCAGATTGTAGGATCAGGTTCAGGCAACTGTGTTTTGAACGTACAAATAGAGTGCGACCATCAAGGCCCTTAACTGTGAGGGACTCCTTGGCTTCACTCTGCTTATCTAGGTGTGACTTGATGGACTCATTGAAACGTTTGAGGGCAGGGACGTTCTTCATAAACATACGCTTGGAGCGCAGCCCATCCTTACGGTCACCACCACAAATCTCACCTAGTAGATCAGGGCCAGCGCCATATAACGTAGCGTACACCCACGTTTTTGCAGTGTTACGATCAGGGAGACCAGCGGCCTTCTGATTGTGTGTGTGGATGTCACCATTGAGTACGAGGTCTGCATACTTCCCACCGTCATACTTGGCGAGGAAGTGGGACAGCACACGCAACTCAAGACCAGCCATGTCACTACCAACAAGTGACCAACCTTCAGGAACCGTAAATAGGCTACGGCATTCCTTTCCGTATGGCTTCTTACCAGTAGGTACTTGGGCAACGTTAGGTGAGGTGTGTGAGGCTCTACCTGTAACAGTGGAGTTGGTGTTCACACGCCCATGGATACGACCATCAGACTTCACCTTCTTGAGCCACCCCTGTGACCCCTCGTGTACCTGACCACAACGCTTAACCAGCATCATGTACTCAGCTAGACCTTGGGCTTCAGGGTAGTTCAGTTTAGATAGCACGTTCTCATCAACCTTGGGCTTACCACTGTCGGTAAACTCTTTAGGCTCCCAGCCATACTTCGTGATGAAGCGGTCTGCGATCTGATCACGTGAGGCAGGGTTGAACGTCAGGCATACGACCTTGGTATGTTCGATGCCCTTAGTGTACCCCTCGACTAAACCTTCGCTGTTCTTACGTCTGGCTGTACGTTTAGTCTCAATGATATCTATGGGTTTGAACCAGATGCCAAAGTTCTTACGTAGGTCATCTAGTATCTCAGCCCGTCGAACACTAAGCCTCTTGTATAGGTCATCAGCAGCAGCCTCATCGAAGGTGAAACCATTGGTCTCCTGTTGGTACATGAGTTGTGCAACATCATGCTCAAGCTTAATGGAGCCTTCAGGGTATCCCTTAGACATGAGCAATTCATAGAGAGCGTGGGTAACCTCAACGTCTTGGATGCAGTACTTGTGCATCTCTTCAGACCAGTTATCCCAACCACCATCATAGTCACCTTTAAGGTTACCCATGCGGAGACCCCAAGCCTTCAGTCCCTGTGAGCCATACAGCTTCGCTTCTGCAATGACGTATGTTTCACCACGGGTCTTAGCCTTGTTGGTCTTGTGGAAGTCGATGTCTTTGATGTTGGAGTAGATGAGCCGTGACATCACAATGGTGTCAGTGATCTTCCCACTAGGGTTGAACTCTGGGTACACCAACTTGATGGCAGGTACATCGAAGCCAATAACATTGTGACCCACAATCTCTTCAGCATCCTGTAACAGTGAGATGCCTTCAGAGATTGGGGTATATCCTGGTTGATCTGCGAAGTCCTTGATGACGCCAGTGTCGATGTCCTTCAGGGTTAAGCAGTGTAGTACGTCTAGTTTGTCCAAGAGGCCGTTAGTTTCACAGTCAAATATGTAGCGAGACATACAGCCTCTCCTTTTAATTTAATACAAGTGCAACAACCGTAAGAAAGGTCACTGCACCTACAAACATTCCCGATAGAAAAACGATCACCGTGTGTGTGGTTTCATGAAGCATTACTTATCTCCTTAGAAGTCGTTGTTACCTTCAGGCTCTGCATTACTTCGATATTTGAATGCAGGGCCATCTTTCTCAGGCTTATCTGTTTCATAGAGGATGCCAGTGTCAGCCTCGTACCCTAGATAGATGCACTCACCAACGGACTGCCCTGTGAGGCGATCCTTCAGTACGCGCAGTGTGGTAGTGTGACGGGTGGATACGTTCTCTGACTGCTGGTCACGCTCTAGGCCAAACATGAAGTGACACCAGAAGCCAATGGCACGTGATCCTTTGAAGTGGCGAATGGTTACCCGTCCACCCTCTTCATGGGACTTGCCTTGATCTGGTGTTGTGAGGTGAGAGATGATGATGAGCATGATGTCGAGTTCCTTAACGATGGAACCCATCTCAGCCATGATCCGCTCTAGTTCCTCACGTTCATTACCTTCGCCTGTGGCTAGGGCTGTGAGGTGATCGATGTAGAATATCTGCACACCATCAGCGTGGTACAGGTAACGGATGCTCTCTTCGATGGTGTCCCAATCGGCTAGGCCGAAGTGGTCAAACATGTAGAGGTTACCGTTGTCCATATCATCGATGGCGGTGGTCAGTTGCTCTGGTGTCCACGCATCATCAGGTACATGGAATTTCTTCCCTGCATGTTTACCTGCGATACGCTTAACGGTCTCAGATGGTTGTTGCTCTAGAAAGAATGCAGCAACCTTCTTATCAAGATCGATGATGTCGTACTTGATCTGCTGGGTTAGAAGGTCAGTCTTACCGACACCCGTACCAGCACCTACCGCATACAACTCACCCATACGTCTACCAAAGGTCATCTTATTGAGTGACGGTAGAAACCATGGAAGGCCTTCCTCAATCTTATTGAGAACGGAATCCTTCACATCACTCAGCTTAACGATACCCTCTGGTGTGTACGGTGTAGCATCCCAGATGGCAGATACGATGTCAGCGCCACGCCCAGCCTGTAGGCATTCGTTGGCATCCTTCATCGGTAGTGAGGCAATCTTAGCTTTGCCAGAGGGGAAGATTTTCGCGACTTCTAAGGCTGCACTTTGACCTGCCTCATCCATGTCAAACATGATGATGACTTCCTGAAAGTTTGCGAAGTACTTCAGGTTATGCGCCACACTCTTTGCAGCAGATTTACTGCCCAAAGGGATGCCTACAGTCGGCCACTTGTTGTTACCGACTTGGCTCACAGTCAGCGTATCAATCTCCCCCTCACAAATTACGATCTTCTTACCGGAGCCGAAGAGGTGCTGACCAAACAGATCAGTGTTCTTCATGTCTCCAATTGTGAGGAATTCTTTTCCCGGCAGTCGCACCTTCTGTCCCACAGGAAATCCATCCTTATGGTACGTGGCGATCTGTGCTGCCTTGCCTTTAAACTCACCAACCTTGTAGCCGTACTTACGGCAGGTCTCTTCGGTGAGGCTACGTTTACCCAAGGCTCTATATTCACCATTGAGTAGGTCATGCTTGTTCTTCTTCAGGCTTAGTTCAGGTGCCGTCACAGTTCCATCTCCTTTGATATAGAACCCACACCCGAAGCAATGCCCATGGCCATCTGAGTAGCGGCCCAAGTTATCCTTGGAACCGCACTCAGGGCACTCTTCGTGGTGAAGGAACTCGCTCTCCACCGTTTCCATGGTCAAGCGTGATACGTGTAGCGACCAAACCGTTGGCCAGTGAACTTGTTCTTCATCATGTGTATGCTGATGCGGTAACCAGCCTGACGTAGATCAGAGATACGCTTCCCAAGAGACATGATCCCAAGGTCGATCAAGGCTGATCGCTGGGTGATGTTCTTATTGCGCTTGAGGTGGTTCAGAAGTTTCAGTGCTTGGGGGCATAGATAGGTGTTCGACATGAGTCGTTCCTTTATGTTTGAGGGGTTGTTCTAGAGGTGGAGTTAATTCTGGGAGAGCCACTCAGCTACGTCGAAGCATGGGCAGTCCTTGTGTGGATTAACGTCACGATGTCCAATGATCTTCAGTTCACTGAAGTCATCAGTCAGGTCTTCCAGTAGGATTGATAAGGCTGTGAACTGTTCTTCAGTGAAGTTGTTCTCTGGTTCACGCTTCTCTTCAGATAAACCACCAACAAGGCAGATGCCGATTGAGTGGTCATTATGTCCAGCCGCATGAGCGCCAGGAACAGACAGAGGACGGCCATCCTCAACCAGACCATTACGCCTGATGACATAATGGTATCCAATGCGTGACCAGAGGCGAGGTGGATCACGATGCCAACGATCAATTTCTTTTGCTCCAATATCCATTGACGGTGGTGTTGCTGCCGCATGAATGATGATGGTGTCTATAGTCCTCATGGTTTCATTGCTTCTTCCAAAGCGTAGTGACGCACCTCGCAATAAGGCTCATCGATCCACGCTTGTGGGATCATCTTGTTTGCGTACAAGAACCCATTCTTCTCGCACCACATTGCGTAGGTGGTGGTGCTGGTTTTGTTGATACGGGAGTTGGCATTACTGAACACAAAGCGGATGTCTAAGTCCGGGTGTTGTTCCTTCACCAACAGGTGCTTCTTACGATCCTCTGGAAGGAACCTTCCTTTGGATTCAATCACGATGTAGTTGGCCAAGAAGAAGTCAGGTGTGTACCTGTGCTTCGTCACTGGTTTGACGTAACGGATCACGTGGGACTCATAGCTAAAAGGCACCCCCATTGCTGAGAGTGCCTTCGCTATTGAACTTTCGAGACCTGAACGGAAACCCTGTGTTAGGCCAACTGACTTAGAAGTCCTTTTCGTCTTCTTCATCATCATCTACATCGATGTCATCTTCGTCTTCTTCCTCATCAGGCAGGTCTTCAACGGAGAAGCCTTCCTCTGCTGCGAAGCCAAACGATGCGCCATCACGCTCACCACCTTGGACAAGCTTAATGATCTGTGCAGCGTCCAACTGGAACTTCACAGAGGCACCAACCTGTGCGGTAGGGGCATAAGGAATCAGCTTGAATGCGATGTAACCAATGGTTCCACCCCAGACATCAACGTTACGCATTGGCTTACCAGCGGCATCAACCAAAGAAACACCTTTACGCTTCCAAGGTTTACCGTCCTTGGTTACGCCTGATGCCTTACTGTTGAACTTGAAGATGACGTTTCCGGTCTCGTTACCGTCTTCATCTTCTTCAACCTCATAAGGCAGGTACTTGGTCTCCCACTTATTAGCCTTGGCAGGGGAGCCAGCATTCTCTTTAGCATTGGCGAGGGACTCAGCGGCTGCTTCATCAGCCATCTTCATCAAGTCCCGTGCTTCAGCGAGAGGAACAGAAAGCTTAACGGAGAACTCACCCTCTGCCTTGAACTTGGTGTCAGGCTTGGTGAGTTTCGGGTACATGAACACACCCTTCGGGGAGATGTGTTGAGGGATTTTATCAGCCATTCTTTTTGGCTCCTTCTTGTTTGATACGGAAAGCCTCAACGAGTAACCGTCGAAACTTGTTCTCTTCTTGTTTGGTCATTGCGTTGAGGTTGAACTCTTGGCCATCGACCACAGCACTGCGTGATGAGGAACCTAGGTTGATCGTGATGCCCATGCTCATTTCAGGTACTCCTGTTCCAAGGCGGTAACGTCATAACCATCCGCTGCTAAACGGAAGGCGAGGTCTACTGGGATGGGGTTGCCGCGTCCCCAGATGAACTTGGCGATGGATAGGTTTCTCATTGCGTGGTCCTTTCAAATTCTTCGGTTATGTCGATGGTTGTCCTTGAGGTGGCAGCAATTCCCCACAGGCCTGTGACAAGTGCGTGTTGGAAGTCGAGGTGGCCCTGCATGGTGCTGATCCTGGCCTGACCCTCAGGTGTGTCGAAGTACGCCTCACAGAGTTCAGCGGCGTCTTCGATTGCTGGGTGGTCAGGCACAGGGATGGTCTCTGAATACGTATTCATTTCTGGATGATGTCAGACAAATTTAGGGAGTATTGATCTACGATATAAGAAACAATATCGACTGCCAGTTCCTTGCTTGGTGCCCAAGGCATACAGTGTTGGAACATTGAGGTGATCTGATCGTAGGTATCTTGCTCGTTCTCAGAGCGTTCCTTTGGATTTGGAACCTCTTCGTATTCAGCGTCTGTGATCAACAGGTCAGGCTCATCGTCATCATCGTTAGTACCATTACGTGCCAACATCTCTTCATAGTCAGCATCAAGGCTGTACTCTTCTGCCTTCTCACGTACTGCCTCTTCGCGTTCACGCTTCTTCTGTTCAGCGATACGGCGATCTTCCTTACGTGTTTCTTCCTTGAGTTCTTCAAATGCTTCAGGGGAGAGTGCAGCCTTGGCAGAGGCTACCTGCTGCTTGATGTCCGATACAGTTACGGTCTCACCATCCTCTACCTTAATGACGATCTCTTCCTTGATATCATCAGGTGCTGTGAGGAGTGCAACACAGCGATCAAAACCTAAGTTAGAGACAGGGCCTGTCCCTAACTCCAACTTTGAAATACGATTAAGTTGCCTTAGATAGGAGTTTGAGCGGCCTGTATCAGCCTCAAACTGTTTAATGAACCCACGTGTCTTCCCATTTGTCTCTGTGTATAGATCACGTGCGCTGGTTAAGGCATTCAATAGAACAACGAATGATTGACCTGTAATACGGTCAGCCTGTTTGAATGCTTCAACGCATCCATCATAGTCAACCATAAGGTCATTGAGGGTGGCGAGTTGTGTGTTGGTTGCAGTCATAAGGATATCCTTTCAATGGATGTTCTAGAGGTGGCACCAATCAGGCACATGGTGTGCCCAATTGGAGTACCATTCAGTTCTGGATGAAGGTAGAGTCAGCTAAAGCAGTAGGGTGCCTTTAAAACATCCTCAATGTTGAGAGTGCCACGCGCTGGTGGTAAGGGCAGGGCTGCTTTAGCCTTTGGGGTGGGAAGGTAGTCTAGTGCTTCTTCATATAGTTCGTTGATGGGATCGTGATCACGGTATAGGCGCACGAAGGATGACCGGATGCTGTTGAAGAGGGCAGCAGCTTGGTCGGCACTGGTCCCAAACGAGTCATGGACAAGTGCAAAGTTATGAACACCAGCATCGTTGGCGTCCAATATACAGGACCGAAGGTGGTAACCATCATAACTATGGACGAAGTTAGGGGGCGCACCTGTTACCTGACTGTTACGCGCCATGGTCTTCTGTGTCTCCTCAACAATCATCAGGCGAACCCTACGACCAGCCAGTTTGAAATTTACCAGCTTACCTTCTTCGATGGCGTAACTCTGAACCACAGGGAAACCATCAGGCGTCACCCATTTCACAGACTTACCATTCTTGGTCATGTGCCGTGCGACACCACGCACCCACTCCATACCCTCAACTGCTTTGATCACAGTGTTGGATGCAGATGCGTACAGACGCTTGGCGAGGAATGATGCCATGTACGGTTTGAGTGTGGCATCCACATCAGCGTTCTTCAGGATGTCCTCTTGGAGTTGTGATGAGAACCCGAATGAACGAGACCCGTAGCCCAGTGTCATGCATCCACGCTTGGTGGTCTTACGGTCGACACCCATGACAAGCCAAGCACGTGCCAGTGGGTCATCGATCTCAGAGTAGAGAGTGTTGTTCAGATGGTCAGCCACCACTGAGTAGATGTCAGATGGAGAGGCGAGGGGTAACAGGTTCACGTGCTTGGCACCTACCTCATCACGTAGCATGGCTGAGTAATGTTGTAGGCCTGATGCTGTACCATCGAATGCACACATCACGGTGGATACAAACGATGGTCCATGTTCCACGTACCCAGCCCAATCACGTGCAGCCACTAGAAATTGGAATGGCTTGTCAGCTTCCATCCAACGCTTATCACCTAGTGGATCATTGGCACACGATACGAGCATCTCAGTGTTATCAATTGTCCACTGCTTACGCTCCTTGTGTGACTTCTTCGATATCTTACCGAAGTCACCTGTGTTGGCGATGTGGAGAGCCAGCATGTGTGCGCCATCATCACCCATAGGTCCAGCCTCAGAGAACCGAAGTAGGGCCTTCATGTAGTCTGGACCCTGCACGTTAAACTGGGGAATCTGGTATAACCTACCCCGGAAGTCTAAACATACAGGCATCCAGATATCCTGGTACTGGCTGAACTTCTTAGCGGTAGACAATGCCTGAAGAAATGCCAGCCTCTTGGATGAGTTCTCAATATTGAGGTCACGTACTGCTGCACGTTTCGCTCTGTGTTCCTTACGCTCTTGAGCGGTGAGCGCATTGATGTCAGGTACAGTTGGTGGCTCCTGACGTTCCACAGGTGGGAGACCAGCCTCTTCGTTGTTGAAATTGAATACGGTCTCCATGACATCAAGTACCCATGTGTCGATGGTGTACTTGGTCTTCTGGGCAATGTTCACTGCTTTGTAGACATCATCCATCTTCACACCTTTGAGGAACTTCATGTACCCACGTGCACGTGACTTCACCAACTTAGGCTTACGGATGTAATTGGTTAGGTACGCACCTGTGTATGGCGTATCCCAATCACGTGGCTCCACCACCATTGGCTCGTAGATAGGTGTTAACAGGCCACCGTTGTTGATCGATGCTTCAATCAGTTCACGGGCATCATCACGTAGGATAACCATATTGGTGGTGGTGCCCTTACGGCGTGACATCCGTTCAATAGTCACAAGACCAATGGTATCCATGACGATATCGATCAGGGTGACGCCAAGGCGTACCTTGTCGATCTTATCCCATGTCTTCCACGGGATATCCTCTGCATTCGATATGTGAACCATGAGGGTGCGCTTGTTGTGGTAGCTGTGTCTCTCAGCAGCCATCTTCTCAATACGCTTGGCCATCCAGAAGTCATGCTCTTCGATGAACTTCAGTCGCTGCATGTCCTCAATCATACCACCCACATCAGCAGCCACAGCAGTCAGGCTACGTGGTCTGGTGATACCATTGAGGATACCGCTCATGGCAGTAACTGCTGCATGTTCAGGGGTGACATCCTTGAGGTACTTAACTGATGATGTACGTCTACCAGCACCACCCTTGTTCGCATGGTTGATGAACTTAGTGACACCCGCTGCTACCAACATGGCGTGGTGCTTGATTAACTTACGTCCAAAGTCTGCATCTGCCTCAGTACTCTTCTCACGATGCTTGGTGGTAATCTTGTTGTAACGCTTGATACCCATGTCACGTGATTCACGCTCTAGGTTGATCTGTTCAGTGGTAAGATCATTAGTGGTTACGTCCATGCAGGTCTCCTTTAGTTTACCTTTAGTGTTAACCTATAGTGTTAACTGGGGGTCGAGGCGGGGCCTCTAGGTGGCACTAATTCAATTGGCCACTATTTTGAGGGATGGTTTGGTGGGGTTCTGGACGGAATTGAATGCGTTCCGCTGGTTGCCTTTGGTCTCCTGAACGTAGTGCTTCAAGAGGATCGATGGGGTGGCATGGTTGGAAATTGACATGACGGTCTTGAGGTCAACACCTGCCCCCATCAGCTTGGTCAGTAGGGTACGGCGCATGTCATACAGGGTCAGGTCTGTGATACCTGCGCGTCTACACCATGCCGCCCATGATTTCTTGATGGTGGTCAGGTGGCCATCCTCACCGGGGCCGGGGAAGACGAATCCAGAT